GCATAGAGACTCCTGACGGAGTTGCTGATTCTGTATTTAAAGATTTTAAAAAGTTAAGGGAAAAGCATAAAGCACCTATTACCGAAACTGCTCTTAAAGGTTTAAAGCGTGAGGCAGAAACAGCTAAATTAAGTTTAGAAGAAGTAATGGTTATGTGCTGTGAAAGGGGTTGGCGAGGTTTCAAGGCCGAATGGGTAACAGTAGAAGCCGAAAAAGCTAAAGAGTTGCCTTTAGGTACAGACCAACAGATTGCGGCGGCTTATGCGGCGGAATGTGGTGACCCTGCTAAATCACGGTTTAATTCTTATTACGAAATGAGGAATTTCATTGTTGCCCAACGAGAAAAACGAAAACTGGCGGCATAGCGAGGAATTTCGCCACCAATGCGAGATTCGTTTCGTATTAAAAGCGAGGCAAGAGCAGGGTTTGCAAAATTTTAGGTTGTGGGTAACAGAAACAGGTCTTTACAAAAGATGGCATTTGATTCATAAAGATTTTAATGACCAATGGCGTAAAGGTAATCGGGGAAAACTAGGAGATTGGAAAAAGTGATGAATTTAGAGCAATTAAACGAAAACAGGGTTGAAGAAGCATTAATTAAACTGGCTGGCACAGATGAAAGCCATGCTTTGTGGGCTGGTCAGGTTAAATACGCAGAGGAGGGTTTAAAACAAGCCAAGAGCCATGCGTTTTTACTTGCCGAAGGGACGGTAGCCGAAAGGGAGGCGAAGGCTCTATCAAGCGAAAATTACGAAAAGGCAGTCGAAAAATATGCCGATGCGTTTAAAAAATTTAAAACATTAGACAATCAGCGTAACCATGAAATTCGTATTATTGACATTTGGCGCACATTGTCCAGCAATCGTAGACAAGGGAATATGTAATGAATATTAAAGAAATCGATTACATTCCTGATGCGGTGCAACAAAAATTTATTGATTACCTTTTGGGGCAAGATTTTCCATGGTATTTCGAGCCTAAAAATTCAATTATTAAAACTGATTTTTTCTTTCATTCTTTTATGAACAGGTCGGAGGAAAACATTAGGAAAGAAGGAAAAATAAATTCTAGCCTGTATGAAGATGCTAAAAACATATTTTTAGAAGTCTGCAAACAAGGAAATTTAGAAGTAAAAACAATTTTTAGGGCTTGCGTAAATTCTACTTATTATTTTCCTGAAAACCATACAGGAATACATAAAGACCATAATTTCTCCCATAAAAATTTTATTTTGCATTTAACGGAAACAAATGCACCTACTTATATTTACGATGATTTAAACGATGTAATTGCAATCTCTAACCCAAAAAAATACAGAGCTGTTACTTTCGATGGTTTAAAACACTCACAAGGTAGCCCTGTGGGTGGAGAAAGAAGGGTTGTTTTAGTTTTTACTTATGAATAAGGATAAAAAATGAAAGATTTTAGCTTGCCGTACATTACAGCGAAACGACTTTTAGATGATTATTACCAAGCCATGATTGCGCAAAATAAGCCAGCCGCTTATGAAATTGCCAACAATTTGGTAGAAATGGCACTTAAATTGGAGGATATAGCGCATGACGCTAATGCGAAATAGATACGCAACGCATACAGATTATGCGGATTTTAAAGGGTTAATAGAGGAAAATCCGCATTTCGTACCGAGCAATGTAGACGGTATATGCGAAAGAAAAGGTCGTTTTTTTGTAATGGAATGGAAAAGACCAAACGAATCTGTAAGCAAAGGGCAGGAATATTTAATTAAAGCATTAGCGAAACAGGCTAATTTTATTGTTGTTATTATTTATGGCGATACGGATAATGGCACAAACATTGATAAATATTACCTAGTAAATCAGGATGGTTCTTGCACTTTAGCTGGTAAAGGTTTTGAATCCTTTAAACAATATTACAAACAATGGTACGAATGGGCTGATGGTTACTAAAACAGAAAGAGAGCAATATGCAAAGCTGGCGAGATATGGCTGTATTCTATGCCGACAGCATGGCATTAGAACAGATGATTCCCCAACAGAAATCCACCACATACGCAGATTTGGCAACACTAGAGCCAAATCACCCTGCATTCCGTTATGCGCATACCACCATAGACTTGGTGATTCCGCAGTTCATACACTTGGAAAGAAGGCATTTGCTCGCTATTGGGGGTTCTCCGAAGAGGATTTGCTCGAAAAATTAAATGACTTATTACAAGAAAAGAGTTGACGAGAACCAAAAACAGCTCGTACACACCTTCGTTGCGTTGGGTGCTAGCGTCCTTAATCTTTCGACTGTTGGGCGTGGTTGCCCTGATTTACTTATTGGTTACAGGGGTAAATCCGTTTTGGTAGAAATAAAAAGAGACTCTAAAGCCACTTTTACAGAGCCTCAAATTAAATTTATGCAGGAATGGAGAGGCGGCGCAGTAAGCAGGATAGATTCTGTAGACGCCGCTATTCGCTTAATTAAAATGCTTGACATAGAGTAAGATATGCCTAAAATAAAACCACTGCATTTTGCAGACTTTTTAGCTAAAAGGAAAAAATTATGACATACGGTACTAAAGGCGCAAAAATTCCAGCCGCAACATCTTCTGATAAATCAGGTGAGCGCATGGAAAAAATTAAAGGCGGCGTAGCAATGGGCAAAGAAGATGCCACAGGCGCAGACAAATTGTTTAACACAGGTCGTACTGCTGGTGTTTGCTATACGCATGACCGTAAGTGCTATTCTGACGATAAGTGCTAAAACAATAAAGCGAAAGCCCTAGAGGTGAAGGAACTCTAAGGCTTTCTAACCAAATAGTAATCGGAGAACTAAATGGCTGTAGTAGAAGATAAAGAAAGTTGTAATTCTTGTCTATTTTTTATTGAAGGCGAGCGCATGGGAATCTGTAAGCGATTCCCTTCTGCCGTTAATAAACCTAAAGATGATTGGTGCGGAGAGTATTCGCTTTCTGAAAAAAGCCTGTCTTTAGAGGCATTGGTGCAAGCCATGACTGAGCCAGTTCTTATTTCCGAGCCTAAAAAGCAAAGAGGTAGACCAAAAAAATCATGAAATTAAAACCAATGGCAGACAAAATCGTTGTTAAGCCTGATGTGCGAGTGCTTTCCAGCGTAATCATCGTAGATAACAAAGAAGTAGAAAACATGGGAACTGTCGTGGCTGTAGGCGCAGGCAAAAAACTTCCCAATGGTCGCAGAGAGGATATGCCTGTAGAAGTTGGGGCTAGAGTCCGTTTCGGCACTATGAATGATGACAGAGGCGAAGAATATCTTAAATATTTTAAATATGAAGAAGATGGCGTGAAATATTTAGTTATGTCTTGGCAAGATGTTTGTTTCGTGGAGGCTGAAAATGCTTAAAAAATTAGCACAATGGTTTAAAGGCATATTTTCTTATCCGCCTGAGCTTAAAGAAATGCAACAAAAAGCATTAGAAACCAATCGTATTTACCATTCGGCCTTGGAAAAGGCAAAACCAAAGGAAAAACAAGTGGCGACTAAACCTGGACTCTATGCCAATATCCATAAAAAGCAGGAAAGAATCGAAAAACAAAAAGCATCAGGCGGCAAAGTAGAAACTATGCGTAAACCTGGAACAAAGAATGCGCCGACTGCTAAAGCGTTCAAAGAGTCAGCAAAAACAGCAAAGGCAAAGAAATGATTAAATTAGACTTAACAATAGAAGAAATAAATTACATACTTTTTTCTGTGGGCAAAAACCCATACTCGGAATGTGCGCAATTGGTTTCTAAAATTCACATGCAAGCACAGCCGCAAATTCCTGTAAAAACAGAGGAAGTCGATGAAAACCAAGCAGAAACTTGAATACAAAAAGGTTGACAGCCTTATTCCCTACATAAATAACAGTAGGAAACACTCCGACGACCAAGTAAGTCAATTGGCGGCGAGTATTAAAGAATTCGGCTTTCGCAATCCTATACTCGTAGATGGTAACGGCATTATCGCTGGTCATGGTCGTTTAATGGCGGCTAAAAAACTAGGTTTAGATGAAGTGCCTACGCTGGATTGCTCTGATATGACAGAAGCGCAAAAGAAAGCATATGTAATTGCCGATAACAAATTAGCTTTAAACGCTGATTGGGATTACGACTTATTAAAAATTGAAATAGATGACCTTTTAGAAAAAGGGTTTGAAGTCGATATTTTGGGCTTCCATGCTTCAGAGTTAAGTGGCGGAGAAGTGGATTACAGCGTGTTAGACGATGCGCCTGACAGCATTAATGACCAATTAGATGACCTAGAAGCAGGAATACGCAAAGCGATACAAATAGAATTTGAACCTGACCATTACCAAGAAGCAGTAGAACTTACTGGTTTTTGGCGTAAAGAAGGCGCATACATTGGTTATATGCTTTTAGAACTATTGCGTAAAGAAAAAGCAAAACTGTGAAAATCTTTTTAATGTATTACGATAGGTTTAAAGAGGCAACGACTTCTTTAGAGCTGGGTAAATATAAAGAGAAGCATATTGTTTTATGCCATAACAACGCAGATAAATTTACTTGCGTATCGGAATATGGGCAGTTAATAGAAACAGGCAAGCCCAAAGGCATACAAAACAATTTTAATTATGCGTTAGATTCTATAAAAGACGGCGAATGGGCTATTTTTATGAGTGATGATTACATTTGCTCTAAAAAATACGAAAACGGCGATTTTGTAGCAACAGATATATCTTTCGTATTAAATGAACTTAGAAAGACTATAGCGTTGGCTGATAAAGCTGGCGTAAAGCTGGTTGGGCTTAACTCTACAGGCAATGCGCTGTATGCCAAAAACAAATATGGCAAATTTGGATTGGTAGACGGCAGAACATACGCCATTAAGAAAACAAACTTTAAATTCCATCCTGATATTTGTACAGCAACCGATTACTATGCGACTGTGTACCATTTGAAGAAATATGGCGGGAATTTGGTTAATAACCATGTTTTTATGGAATACAAACGCTATTCTGAAAAAGGCATAGGAACAGTAGAGCAAAGAGCCGAGCAGAAAATCAAAGATGTTAAGTTGCTTAAACAGCTATATCCTGACAATATTCAAATTAAAGCCAAAGCTGGGCAACCAGCAAATAGCCATTGCGTAATTAAAAGATGAATTATTTAGAGCTAACAAAAGTCCCGAACACCGTAAAGGTCGGCGATGTATGCGAGGAAATTCCTCCAAACATTACGGAAAGCACTATTTTTACTATAGACGGTGAGCCTATCGGTTTCTATTTAAAAAAGATTCCTGAAAAGCTAGAAAAGCTGGTTAATGTAGCAAACGCTGAATTCCTCACAGACAGAGTGCCAAAAGAAACCATGAATCGTGGTCCTGTAGGCTCTAATAAATGGAAAGAAGAACAGGCAAAGAATGGGATTAAGGCTGTACAGCAATACAGTACTATCCTCGGCAGTTGCGCTCCAAAGCCGCATATGCGTTTGCCGTATCCTAGAATGGCTATGGTTCACCAAGTAGATAGTGCTAAAACATTCGTAAAAGCCATGCTCTTAGCGGTAGCAGAGGCAGAGAAAGTAATACAGGAAATAACACCGAGCCTATACGAGAAGCAATTACAGATAGTGAATGAAAAAGTGCCTCCGAAATGGAGATTCGGCAAATTATTCACCAGTAGCATTAGCAATTTCAATATTGCCGCTTCGTACCATCGTGATGCCGCCAATCTTGAAGGTTGTGCCAATGTCATTATTACCAAGCGCAGTCATGCTAAAGGTGGCAATTTGACTGTACCTGATTACGGAGCAACAATGGATAGTGCGGATAACAGTATGCTGGTCTATCCTGCATGGATGAACATACATGGTGTTACACCGATTGTCCCTTTAAAATCAGGAGGTTACAGAAACAGCTTGATTTTTTATCCACTAAAAGCATTTAATAATCATTGGGAAAAAGATTAATCTCGTTCCGTTAATAAAAAGATATGCACGAACCACACGAACCAACAGAACAAACAAGACTGCAAGTACAAAGAGCCGCAGGGCTTGGGCTTCCGCATGAGCAGATAGGCGCATTAATTGGGGTTTGCGATAAGACTGTACGCAAGTATTACCAAACCGAGCTGGCTCTCGGCAAAGCTACAGCATCGGCAAGCATAGCCAAAACGCTATACAACAAGGCTGTAGGTGGAGATACGACTGCCATGATTTGGTGGACTAAAGCCCAAATGAATTGGGGCGAAACCATTAAACAGGAGCTTACAGGCAAAGATGGGGAAGAACTAAAAGGTCTAACCGTTACTTTTGTAAAGCCAAATGGAAATAATTGACGGCAACGGAAATGTTGAATTTCCTGAAAAACTATCGGTATTGTTCGAACCTGAACATTGTCGGTATCGCATTATGTATGGTGGGCGTGGTGGTGCTAAGTCTTGGGGCATTGCTCGGGCTTTGCTTATTAAAGGCTCTAAAGCTCCTTTACGAGTGCTGTGTGCGAGGGAATTTCAAACTTCCATAGGGCAATCAGTCCATAAACTGCTAAGTGACCAAATTATCGCTATGGGCATGACCCATATATACGAGATTACCCAAAACGCAATTAAAGGCATAAACGGCACAGAATTCAGTTTTGCTGGCTTGCGGAATAATATTTCCAACATCAAATCGTTTGAGGGTGTTGATATTTGTTGGGTAGAGGAAGCGAACACCGTATCTAAGATGAGTTGGGATACGCTTATTCCTACAATCCGTAAAGAACAGTCGGAAATATGGGTATCGTTTAACCCTGAATTAGAAACAGATGAAACATACCAGCGTTTCATCGCTAATCCGCCTGACGGAGCAATCGTTCAAAAAGTTAATTGGCAGGACAATCCTTGGTTTCCTGAAACGCTACGGCTAGAGAAGGATTCTTTATTTGCTAGGGATAGGGAAGCATATAACACCGTATGGGAAGGAATGTGCCGCCAAACGGTAGACGGTGCTATTTTTGCTAAAGAAATGCAACAGGCTGATTTTGAGGGCAGGATTACGAAAGTGCCATACGATGCCGCCAAGCCTGTTTTAGCTGTATTTGATATTGGCTGGTCAGATGCTACGGCTATTTGGTTCGTTCAATTTGTAGGCATGGAAACACGCTTAATCCGCTATTACGAAACAAGTCAGACAACGATTAGTCAAATATTAGCCAAAATGCAAACATTCGGCTATGTGTATGAAACGCTGTATTTGCCGCATGATGCCCAAAATAAAACTTTAGCCGCTAATGGTAGGAGTTTAGAGGACATTGTTAGAGCCGCAGGATACAATGTACGCATATTAGACCGAGTGCCTGTGGCAGACTCTATTAATGCCGCTAGAACTATATTCTCTAAGTGTTATTTTGATAGAACTAATTGCCATGAAGGTCTACAATGTTTACGGCATTACAGGTACGATGTAGACCCTGATAGTGGGAATTTCAGTCGTAAGCCATTACATGACAATTATTCTCACGGTGCTGATGCTTTCCGTTACATTGGTTTAATGATTAATGAGCCGAAAAGAACTAAAGCTAAAAAAATAAATTACCAAGTTTCTAGCTGGATGGCTTAAACTATTAAAAATTATGTTATAAGGATTACCCATGGGAATCTACGATTCAGAATACGCAGACGATGACGAATCAGGCATCATTGATGAAGCTAAAGAGTTTCTACGCTTTTGCTCTGATAACGACTCTAACAATCGTGTAGAAGCCCTTGACGACCTTAAATTTGCTGGCGGCGACCAATGGCCAGTAGAAATTCAAAACAGCCGTCTGCTTGAATCTAGACCCTATTTAACTATTAACAAGATTGACGCTTATTGCCGTCAAATAGCTAATAGCCAACGCCAGCAACGCCCACGCATCAAAGCGCATGGCATGAATACCGAATCTGATGCAAAAGTAGCAGAAATAATTACTGGTATTTGTCGCCATATTGAGGAGCAATCCGATGCAGATTCCGCTTATGACAACGCTTTTGATTTTGCTGTTCGCATGGGTTGGGGCTATTGGCGTCTTACTACTGATTATGTTCGCCCTGATTCATTCGACCAAGAGATTTACATAAAGCGCATTGAAAATCCATTTATGGTCTATTTTGACCCTAATAGCAATGAGCCTGATGGTTCGGATGCGGAAAAATGCCTTATTACTGAGGTTGTAAGCAAAGAAGTATTCCGCAAAATGTATCCTAATGCAGAAACAGATGCAGGGTTTACCCCAAGAGGAACAGGCGATAGTCAATCCGAATGGATTACGAAAGAGGATATTCGCATTGCGGAGTATTTCTACACCGAATACAAACATACCAAATTAGTGCTTTTAAGCGATGGCACGACTGTATTCGAAGATGAAATGCCAAGCCAAGATGTAATGTTAGCGGCTGGCGTTTATGAGGTGAGCCGCAGGGTTACAGTTAAAAAGCAGATTAAATGGTGTAAATTAACTGGTATGCAAATCTTAGAAAAGCGTGATTGGGCTGGTAAATATATCCCTGTCGTGCCTGTTTATGGTCAGCAATTAATTATTGACAGTAAGAAAAAGAAGTTCGGTCTTACTCGCATGGCTAAAGACCCACAAAGGATGTATAACTTTTGGTCTACAGCATTAACCGAGTCTGTTGCTCTAGCTCCTAAAGCCAAATGGCTATTAGCTGAAGGGCAAGATGAGGGTCATGAAGATGAGTGGAATCAGGCTAACATTAAATCTATGCCTGTATTGCGTTACAAGCAAACAGACACAGAGGGCAGAGAAGCCCCAATGCCACAAAGGCTACAGCCTGAGCCGCCACCAACAGGAATGGTTACGGCATTAGAAGGTTTAAATGCAGATTTAATGGCTGTGGTTGGTATTTATGACCCAAGCCAGCTTCCGCAGGGCAACCAATCAGGCAAAGCTATACAAGGTCAGCAGTCCCAAGTGGACATGACCAATTTCCATTATTACGACAATTTAACTCGCTCTATTCGCCAAACTGGTCGCATTATTCTTGACCTTATCCCTCATGTATACGATTCCGAAAGAGCATTACGCATCATTGGTGCTGACGGAAAAGGGGAAATTGTTAATCTAAATGAAAAAACGATGGATGAGCAGGGTGTAGAAAAGATTCTGAATGATGTAACTGTAGGCGAATACGATGTGGTCATGGAAACAGGACCTGGCTATAACTCTAAGCGTCAAGAGGCTGTAGAGTCTATGATTCAGATGCTCAATGTAGACCCTGAGTTAATGAAACAAGCTGGCGATTTGGTATTCCGTAACATGGACTTCCCAGGTGCGGAGATTATCGCAGACCGTCTTGCCGCCGCTAATCCGTTGGCTCAGATTGACGATAAATCAGATATTCCGCCACAAGTACAAATGCAACTTGTTCAAAGCCAGCAAACAATTCAGCAATTACAGCAAGAATTGCAAGCTATGCAGATGGATATGAAATATCGTGCTTCTATTGAAGGTCAGAAACAAGAAGCTGAAACAATGCGTAAGAAAATGGATGTTGATGCTCGTATGGCTGACAGCCAGCTTAAAACAGATACGCAAGCAAATGACACTATTATTGACAATGAAACAAGGCTCGAAATTGAGCGCATGAAAGCGAAACTAGCATTTATTTTGGCTAGTATGGATAGCAGTTCGGAAAAAGCGGCTGATGCAGAAGCCATTGAAAGGGCAATTTAATATGGAAAAGCAGGAAAGAAAGCGGAAGCCGACTATTGTTACTTCTGAAAATCGTGAAGAATTTATGGCTAAAAAGCTAGGATTAGCTAAAAAACAAGAGCCTGTTTACGAAGAAGAAGAAAATTCACCTAAATTTGGCGTTAAATACCATAACGAAAAAGGCGAAGAAGAAGCAGTAAAGCATTTTACTGACGAAGAAAAAGCCAAGAAATATATGGAGCGTGGCAACAGCGTAGACAAAGTTGGAGGTAAATACTCTTTACATCCTATAGCACCTGTACCAGCTAGAAAATACATTAAAGGCACAGAAGAACATAAAGCACTCAAAGAAAAGCAAAAACCTATTAATGGTCATCCTACTAATCGGAGGAAATAATGGCTACAGTAATCGGAGCAAATCGTGAAGAATTTATTTTGAGGGAAATGGCACGCAGGGCTGGTAGAAAATATGAGCCTGACGAGCCTAAAAGCATTTATGAAGGTATGACCCCTGAGCAGTTAAAACAACATCAGGAAGAAATACAATCTTTATTAAAAGAAGATTGACAAATTGTTTTTTTAGTATTTTAATCGGAAGTATAACTAGGAGCTTGAGAAATCATGGCCGAAGTCAATGAAGTAAGAGAAGCACAAAGTGTAGTAACAAGTGGTAATGCGGCAGAATTTTATGCAGAAAGATTAGGTTTAGCGGATTCTCCTGAAGAAACTGCGGCTGAAACAGTAGATGCTCCTGTAGAGGAATATGCTGATTCAGAGCCAGCGACTGAGGAATCTTCGAGTGAACCGAAGGCAGAGGATGAAGCTGAGGAAGCAGAAAAGCCGAAAGACAAATTAGAAAAGCGTTTTTCTAAAATTAGTAAGCAAAGAGATGAAGCAAATGCTCGAGCCGAACAGTTAGAAAGTCGTTTAAGAGAATTAGAAGCAAAGGCAAATCCTCAACCGATTGCACAAACAGCACAGGTAGACGATAAGCCACAGGCAAGCCAGTTTAATGATGCGTTCGAATTTGCGGAAGCATTAGCGGAATGGAGTGCTGAAAAGGCATTAAGAGATAGGGATATTGCAGAAGCACAGCGTAAAGCTGATGAAGAACGCAATAAAGTGATTGAGAATTGGAATCAAAAGGTATCTAAGGCTAAAAGCTCTATGCCTGATTTTGATGACATCGTAGCCAGTAGCACCACAGTTGTGAGTGATTCTGTTAGAGATGCCATTATCGAGTCAGATGTAGGCGCACAAATCCTTTACCATCTTGCTTCTGATGATGAATACGCTGAATCTTTGTCAAAAATGCCAGCTATTAAAGCTCTTAAAGAGATTGGTCGATTGGAAGCTAGATTTGAGGCTGAATTAGAAAAGCCTGAAGTCAAAGCGAGAACTGTGACTCAAAGTAAAGCACCAGCACCTATTAGCCCATTAAAGGGTGGTAAATCCGCTGGAGCAGATGTGTTAGTAGACACCAACGGTGAATTCTACGGCTCGTATGCTCAATGGAAAGCCGCTCGAAAAGCTAACAGGATACGCTGATAAACCTAATTTTTTTGGAGCAATAAATCATGGCAAATACGCTATTAACTATCTCGAAAATCACCAACGAAGCGTTGATGGTTCTCGAAAACGAATTAACATTCTCATCTGAAGTAGACCGTAACTATGACGACCAGTTCGCTGTAGTTGGCGCAAAGATTGGCGCAACAGTCAATGTACGCCGTCCAGGTCGTTTCATTGGTACAACAGGACCAGCTCTTAATGTGGAAGATTTGAACGAGACTAGTGTTCCAGTAACATTGTCTACTCAATTCCATGTGGATACACAATTCACTACACAAGATTTGGCATTGTCTTTAGATATGTTCTCTGACCGTATCTTGAAGCCTGCTGTAGCCGCTATCGCTAACAAAATCGACTTTGACGGTACAACTACTGCAAACTTGAACACAGCTAACATCGTTGGAACTGCTGGTACTCCTCCAACATCTTTGCTAACTTACTTAAACGCACAAGCATATTTGGATTCCGAAGGTGCTCCTCGTGATGGTAAGCGTAGCTGTATCGTTGAGCCATTTACATCAGCTAACATCGTAAACGGTTTAACAGGCTTGTTTAATCCTACTGCTACTATTTCTTCCCAATACACCAAAGGTTTAATGGGTCGTGATTCAGGCGGTATGAACTGGAAACTTGACCAAAACATCGTGTCACAAACTTTCGGTAATTTCACAACCAATACTGTTACAGCTTCTGTAAACACTACAACTGCAACTGGTTTCTTGACATCAGGTTGGGCTTCACAGTCCACAATCACTTTGACTGCGGCTAATAGCGGCACAATCAATTTGAATGCTGGTGATACATTTACCATTGCTGGCGTGTATGCAGTAAACCCACAAAACCGTCAAGCATACGGCACAAACAAACTGCGTTCATTCGTAGTTAAGTCTGCTGTTTCAGTTGCTTCAGGTTCAAGCGTTTCTGTTACTGTTTCTCCAGCTATTATTTCTGCTGGTCAGTTCCAGAATGTGTCAATTCCTTCAACCAGCTCTACTGCCGCTGTTGCCTTCTTCGCAAGCCAATACAACGCAAGTGGTCAAGGTGTTGTAAGCCCACAGAACATCGTTATGCACAGAAATGCGTACACTTTGGCTATGGCTGACTTGGAATTGCCTGAAGGTGTTCATTTTGCTGGTCGTGCAAGCGACAAGGAAATTGGTCTTTCAATGCGTGTGGTTCGCCAATACACAATTAATAACGATTCTATTCCGACTCGTGTTGATGTACTGTACGGCTGGGCTCCTTTGTACCAAGAACTTGCTTGCCGAGTTGCGGCTTAATAACGGAGGGGCGAAAGCCCTTCCTTTTAAACTAATTTAAAGGAATCTAATCATGTCTAATCCAGGACCAGCAGTAACCACTTCGTCGCATCCTTCAAATGTAACAACAAGCCAAACACTACGCTTGATTGCTACTATTAAGAATGTAAATGCTAACGCTATCGCTAGTTATCCAATGCAAGTAACTAACAGCTCTGTATTTTTGCCACAGAGTTTAATCGTTACTAATCTAAATCTTTCAGGTGCGGCTGTTACACCAACTGGTTTAGCTTTGGGTGTAGCAACAACTTCAGGCGGTTCTAGCTTGTATGGCGCAATTACTGCCGCTAATTTGGCATCCGTAGTGGGTGTTTCTTTGGTTGCTCCAACTGCACAAACAACTGCAACTACTGTTCAAAACCTTTATTTAAATGTTACTGCTCCACTAACCACTGCTGTGGCTGGTGCGACTTTTGATGTTTATGTTTATGGCTATGACTTTAGCGTATCGAACTAATATCTTGATGTAAAAAGAAGGAAGCCACGCCCAAAAAGTGTGGCTTTTTTTCTTGATTGACCTATAATGAATTGACCTTTTTATAAGGAAAAAAGAATGTATAACTCAGCATTTGCACCATTTGGCGCAACTTATCTAGTTGGGACTTCGCCAGTACAAGTAATTTCAAATAACAATATGTACCCAACTGGTTATCGTATTGTTAATTTAACTGCTAATATTGTCCGTGTTTCTTGGCAACCACAAGAGCCAAACGATGCAACTGTTACTCCTGTTGTAACTGCTCCTACGGCTGGCGTTCCTTCTGCAAATACATTAGCGATTCCTGCTAATGGAGTTGGAGTTTTTAGCAGTATTCCACCGAATGCTTGGTTTATTGCAAGTGCGGCGGCAAGTCTAGAAATTACTTCGGGTGAAGGCATTAACTAATTAAGGTTTTCTATGGCGAATCCAGCTAATTCAACTGTTCAGAATTTACTGCCTGTACAGGCTTATTTTAGTGTTGATGGTGAATTTCAGACCTTTATCGGTCAAGGAGTGCCGTTTACAGCTACTATAGGACCTGACCAATCAGGTCTTAACATTACTAACAGCACCATTAATAGCACTACTATTGGTGCTACAAGTCCTTCTACTGCTGTATTTAGTAGTGGACAAGTGTTAGCAACTCCTAGCGGAAATACAGATTTAGCTAATAAACTGTATGTAGATTCTGTAGCATCGGGACTTAGCTGGAAACAACCTTTTCAAGTAGCAACTACAGTAAATCTAACAACATTGTCAGGTTTTCCTGTAATTGATACATACCAAACTGTAGTTGGTAGCAGAGTATTAGTTAAAAACCAAACAAATGCCGCAGAAAATGGTATTTATGTAGCATCTAGTGGCACTTGGGCTTATGCGGCTGATGGCGATACATGGAATGAATATATTTCCGCTATCGGCTTTATAGAATATGGCAGTCAAGCTAGTTCTGCTTGGTATTGCTCTGCACAAAGTGGCGGCACATTAGGTGTAACCAATATGAATTGGTCTAATTTTAGTGTCGCTGGTACTTATTTCGCAGGAACAGGATTAACTTTAGCCGCCTACACATTTAGCATTACAAATACAGGCGTTACAGCAGGAAATTACGGAACTGATGCGAGAAGCGTTACTTTAGCTATTAACGCACAAGGACAAATTACTTCTGCTGTAGACCAGCCTATCGCAATCGCTAATACTCAGGTTTCGGGTTTAGGCACAATGTCTACCCAAAACGCTAATAGCGTTGCAATTACAGGCGGAACAATTAATGGAACTGCCATCGGTGGTACTACAGCCGCCGCAGTAACGGGAACAACTATTACTGCTGGCACGCAATTTACTGGAGCTGGTACTGGTTTAACAGGCACAGCTACCAGTTTAAGCATTGGCGGAACTGCCGCAACTGCAACAAATATCGCTGGTGGTGCGGCTGGTTCCTTGCCATACCAATCTGCGGCTAATACAACTGCACTTTTAGCGGCTGGTACAAACGGTCAAGTGCTTACATTAGCTTCAGGCGTGCCTTCTTGGGCAACTCCAACAGTAGGAACTGTCACTTCTGTAAGTGGTACAGGCACAGTTAATGGTTTAACTCTTACTGGTACTGTAACTTCATCAGGAAGCCTGACATTAGGCGGAACATTAGATTTATCAAGCCCTCCTGCTATCGGTGGAACTGCCGCAAATACCATAAACGGCACAACTATTACTGCCTCTACAGCATTAAAAAGCCCATATTTAGATGCTACAACTTCTGCTGGTGGAGCTTTAAGAAATGCTAGTGGTACTGCTTGCTTTCAATGGGGAAGTGGCGGTGGTGCAAACTGTACAGTAGATACATCTATCAATATAAATGGCACAAATGCACAAGTAGACATTAGCCCTACTGGAACTGGTCATGTTCACATGAATCCTACTGGTAGTGGTTCTATTGAAATGAACCCTACAAGTGCTGGAGTAATGAACAATATGGTTATTGGAGGCACAACTCCTTTAGCTGGAACATTTACAAATTTAAGAGTAAATGGCACTATTTCATTGGCTGGTAGCACAGGCACAAGTGGATATGCCATTATTTCTAATGGAGCTTCTGCTCCTACATGGCAAGCTATTACCCAAGGCATTACGATTACTGACGATACAAGCACAAATGCTACTCGTTATTTAACATTTACTAGCGCAACAAGCGGAACTGTTACTGGTTTAAATACTGGCTCTACAGAATTATCTTGGAATCCAAGTACAGGTATTTTAAATTTAAGCGGCTCTACTGGCGGTTTAGTTTTACCAGTAGGAACAACTGCTCAAAGACCAAGCCCAGTAGCAGGAATGACTAGATTTAACTCTACTACAGCCGATATTGAGTTTTATACAGGAACTTCATGGGTAGCAGTAAATTACACTTCTCCCCCTTCTAATACTGCGGCTCCTGTAATTAGTGGAGCTTTAGTTGTTGGAAGCACATTAACAAGCACAACTGGTAGCTGGACAAATTCTCCTACTTCTTACACATATCAATGGTATGCAGGAGCAAGCCCAATATCAGGCGCAACTTCAAGCACTTTCGTAACGACTTCAGGCGAAGTTGGCTCTAATATAACTTGCCAAGTGGTTGCCGCTAACATCGCTGGCACTTCTAGTGCGGCTACATCTAATTCGCTTGGACCTATCATTACTGCTGTGACTGTTACATATTTAGCTATTGGCGGTGGTGGTGCTGGTGGAGGTTACTATGGTAACGGCGGAGGCGGAGGTGCTGGCGGTTTATTAAATACAACTGCGGCATTTATTCCTGGCACTCAATACACTCTTACTGTTGGTGCTGGTGGTGTTTACAACGGCTCTAATTCAACCATTACTGGAAGCGGATTTACAACATTAACGCTTGTTGGTGGTGGTTCAGGTGGTAATAACGGTGGTGGTGGAGGAGATTCTGGTGGTTCAGGCGGCGGTGGCGGCGGCGGAGGAAGTGGCGGCGCAGGCGGCGCAGGAACAGCAGGGCAAGGTAATAATGGCGGTGCTGGTAATGGTGGTTTGCACCAAGGCGGCGGCGGTGGTGGCGCAGGCAGTTATGGCCAAGGTGGCGGTGCTGGTGGCGCAGGAGGTTCAGGTGCGGCTTCATCTATTACTGGCACAAGTGTTACTTATGCTGGTGGTGGTGGTTCATCTTATGGTAGTGGCGGCTCAGGCGGCGGTGGTAGTGGCGGATACGGCGGAGGCGGTAGCGCAGGCGCAACTAATACTGGTTCAGGCGGCGGTGGCGGAAATAACGATACTGGAACAGACCGAGGTTATGGTGGTTCAGGCTTAATTATTCTTTCTGTACCAACAGCGCAATACACAGGCACTTATACTGGTTCGCCAACTATCACTACAAGCGGCTCAAACACTATTTTAAAATATACAAGTACTGGTACATACACAGCTTAAACGGAGAAATCAATGGCGCATTACGCAAAAATTAATAATGGTCGTGTCGAGCAAGTAATTGTTGCAGAACAAGATTATATTGATTCTTTATCTGATTCAGGTTCATATATTAAAACTTCTTACAACACAAGAGGCGGAGTTCATTATGGACAAGATGGGCAACCTGATGGCGGCGATGCGTTAAGAGCTAATTTTGCTGGTGTTGGATTTTTGTATGACCATATTAATGATGTTTTCGTAGAGCCTAAACCTTTTGCTAGCTGGACATTAAATCAGTCTACATGGCTTTGGGAAGCCCCAACAGCGCACCCTGATGACGGAAATCATTACAGTTGGAACGAATCTACTAAATCATGGGTTGCTATTTAAGGAATAAATTATGTCCGAATTAATATTTTTAGCACCTTCAGGCGGAACAGTTACATTAAGCAATGCTGATACAGCAAGCGATTTAACTGTTACCCTTCCTGCTGAAAATGGAACTTTATTAATTACAGATAGCAGTAACAATCTGACTGTTAATAATTTAACTGTTACTGGTCAAGGTGCATTTACTTCTACTGGTGCTGTTTTAATGCCTGTAGGAACTACTGTACAAAGACCATCTTCTCCAGTAAACGGAATGATTCGTTATAACACCGACTCTAGCGGTTATATAGAAGCATACGCTGGCAATCAATGGATAAAATTATCCTCTACAACTCCGCCGAACTACAACATTACAGCTTTGGTTGTCGCTGGTGGTGGTAGTGGAGGCGGCTGGAATAATGGCGGAGGCGGCGGAGGCGGTGGTGGTTTCTTAACTGGAACTATTGCTTTGACTGTAGGAACTTCATACACGATTACTGTAGGTGCTGGAGCAACAAATGGCGGTGTAAATACGGTTGGAGTTGCTGGCTCTAATTCGAGCATTGGTTCTCTTTTAGTTGCTACTGGCGGCGGCGGCGGTGGTGGTCAAGCAAGTCCAGGAGGCGCAGGAGGCTCAGGCGGCGGAGGTTGTGGTTTAGATAATCAACCTTCAGGTGCGGCTGGCGGAGCTGGGGTTTCAGGTCAAGGATTTAATGGTGGTGCTGGTACGACTGGTGTATTCGTAGACGGCAATGGAAATACTGCTGGCGGCGGTGGCGGCGGAGCAGGAGCAACTGGTAACAACGCAGGAACATATCAAGGCGGTAATGGCGGAAATGGTTTAACTTCTGCTATTACAGGCACAGTCGTTTATTACGCTGGCGGTGGCGGCGGTGCGGCTATTGGTGGACCTGGCACTCCTGTTGGTGGAACTGGTGGTAACGGAGGCGGCGGTAATGGTTCTTCAGGTCCATCTACTTCTCCTACAAGCGGAACAGCCAACAGAGGCGGCGGAGGCGGTGGTTCACAACAAAATGCCGCACCTGGCAATGGTGGTTCAGGCGTTGTAATTCTATCTGTCCCAACTGCGAGTTATTCAGGAACAACTACTGGTTCTCCTACTGTTACGACTGTTGGCGACAATACTGTATTGGTATATAACTCATCAGGAACATACACAGGATGACAATTTTTAAATGGTCTGTTATAGACATGACTGAAGAATCAGGGGTGTTTACTGAAGTACATTACAAAGTAATCGCTTCTGATGAATCTAATTCCGTCTCTACAGAAGGAAATTGGACATTTAAAAATAAATCCCATCTTGTAATTCCTGAAACAATCGAAAAAGATGTAATTTTTTGGATAAAACAGGAGTCAATGATTGACGAATCTTGTATTATCGAAAGTAATTTACAGAAACAATTAAACAGCTTAAATCAGCAAAATTCTATTAAAAAGCCTTGGATTAAGCCTACATTTACAGTAAAAATTTAGTGGAATAATATGACACAGCCAATAGAAATTATTTCAAGAGCTTTAAAAGATATTGGAGCATTAGAGGCTGGAGAAATCCCTACGCCTGAAGCGGCGCAAGATGCTTTTGATATGCTTAATGACCTGATAGACCAATGGTCAAATGAAAATATGATGATTTACAATGTAACAGAAATTGTATTTCCTCTTATTTCGGGTCAATATCAATACACTATAGGACCCAATCCAAGTACAGCTAATTACATAGGAGCAAGCATTACTGGCTCTATTAGCGGCAAAGTTTTAACTGTAACTGGCGTAACAACTGGCGCAGTAGCGCAAGGGCAAACTTTAAGCGGCATTGGTATTAATGGCACTAGCACTCGTATTGTAGAGTTTTTAACTGGCGCAGGCGGAAACACAAACGAAGCTGGAACATACAGGCTAAATGTGGATGCTACTACACCACCAGCCGTATTTACAGGCTCTATTTCAGGAACAACATTAACCGTTACTGCTGTTTCTGCTGGTTACATCGGTGCTGGCGCAACCATTACAGGTTCAGGCGTTACTTCAGGCACTACTATAAGCTCCGTAATAAGCGCAAGCGGCGGAGTTGGTACATATACCGTCAGTTCTAGCCAAACGGTTTCTAGCACCCTTATGGGGGCTTCTGTTACCCCAATTCCTATTACCCTTTACTATCAAAAACCATTGGGTATTGATAGTGCTTTTGTTAGGGTAAACACCACTAGCAATGGTCAGCCTATTTTAAATGGCGGATTAGATTACCAAGTCGGCATTTTAGCTTTAGAAAACTACAACCAAATAGGTCTAAAAGCGTTAAATGGACCATGGCCTCGTGCGCTTTATTACAATGCAAACGCAGAATCAGGTAATTTAGCTGTATGGCCGAATCCCTCACAAGGGGAAATGCACATGTTTACATCTACAATTTTTAGTAGATATAACGATTTATATGAAGATTTAGCGTTTCCGCAAGGCTATGCGATGGCATTGCGTTGGAATTTGGCGGAAAGATTAATGCCTATGTACGGCAAAATATCTACGATACAAATAGGCATGATTAATGCTTATGCGGCGCAATCAAAATCTACTTTAAAAAGAACAAACATGAAACCAGTAATGGTCGCTAGTTTCCCTGATGCTTTAATCGTGGGTCGTGCTAGAGATGCTGGCTGGATTCTTAACGGCGGATTTACAGGATAATGCCTGACTTCGGATTCGTAGGAGCTTCCTACACAGCCCCTTCTATCTACCAAGATGACCAAGAATGTATTAATTGGCGTCCTGAAGTAGACCCTATGAAAGCCGAAGTAGAGAGAGGTGTTATTGCTCTTTACCCAACTCCAGGTCTTAAATTTTTAACGAATTTACAGCCTGATGAGCCTGTTCGTGGTCTTAGAACAATATCTTCAGGAGGCTCACAATTAATTGCTGTATGCGGACAATATGTTTATTCCGTTGCTTACAATGCGGCATCGGCAATTATTGGTCAGCTTTTAACTACCACAGGACCTGTAAGCATTACCGATAATGGTATTTATGTTTATATCGTAGATGGTGCTAATCGTTATTCTTGGCTTATTGATGCTCCTGATACCACTACTTTTACTGGCTCTATATCAGGCACTACATTAAATGTCGCTAATTTAACGGCTGGTACGGTTAGTGTCGGCTCACAAGTTTATGGCGTTGGCGTTTTACAAGGAACAGTTATTACTGCTGGTTCAGGTAGCACATGGACAGTTAATAATTCTCAAAATATTGCCAGCGAAGTATTTAATACAGACCCTGCTTGCACTATATTAACTGGCTCTATTGCTACAGCTAGCTCTGTTGTTACTCTTACTGTCTCCGCTGTTTCTTATGGAACAATATCCGTAGGAACTACAGTTATTGGCACAGGAATTCCAACAGGCACGATTATTAAAGCATTAGGAACTGGCACAGGCGGTGTAGGAACATACATATTAAGTGGAGATTCTTTAACTCTTACTTCTAGGACTATTTATGCTCACCAATTTACTGTTTTGCCAGCTACAGATGGTGCTTTTGAAGGCGGTACAGTTGTTGATGTAAATGATAATTATTTTATATACAGCAGACCTGAAAGCCAGCAATTTGCTGTTTCTGACCTTTTAAGCCCTATTACACAGCCATTGAGCTTCGGAAGCAAATTTACTTCTCCTGACAATTTGGTTTCTTTAATAGCAAATAATGGTCAGCTTTATTTGTTAGGCGAAAAGTCATCCGAAGTATGGTCAGACCAAGGCACTTTCCCTTTAGCTTATCAACGGATTCCTGGCAGTTCTACCCAACAGGGTATCGTAGCTCCTTATTCCGTAGCTAGAGTCGGCACATCTTTTGCGTATGTATCTCAGAATATTCGTGGTTTAAATCAAATTGTATTAATGAATGGTTATACGCCACAACGCATTTCTACTCATGCGGTAGAAAATAGTCTTTTAGACCAATACACTTCTGATGCTATTGCTTATACATACCAATTAGAAGGTCATGAAGTTTATGTTGTAAGTTTCCCAACAATAGACATTACTTGGGCTTATGACTTTACAACGCAAATGTGGCATAAATGGTTATGGGTAGATAACAATAATGTTTACCATCGCCATCGCAGTAATTGTGCGGCTGTTTTCCAAGGAATCGTGGTCGTTGGAGATTGGGAAAACGGCAATTTATACCAATTAGACCAAAGCGTTTACACCGACAACGGCGAACAAATTAGAAGATTGCGTAGAGCACCACATTTATTGGCTGATTTACAAAGGCAATATTTTGATGAATTACAGATTCAATTTCAGCCTGGAGTTGGTAATGGCGGATTTTCTAGGGATAGAAACACTTATTTAGGCAATCCGTACACAATTCCGCTTGACGAGCCATTAACATTAGAGCTAGAAGAAATCTATGTATTGGGCTATGCTGGTCAAATTAGACCAAATGATGTTCTATATAATCCTAAAGCTATGTTGCGCTGGTCAAATGACGGCGGCTCTACTTGGTCTAAAGAATATTGGCAAGACATTGGGCAACAGGGTAAATACAGGCATCGTTCAATTTGGAGAAGATTGGGCATGGCTAGGGATAGAATTTTTGAGGTTGTAGTTTCCGACCCAATAAAAGCAGTAATTGTTTCCGCTAATCTAAAAGGCTCAGGAGCAGATAATTAATGGCTACTAATCAAATTTTCGCAGGCAATACTGGTAACCCTTTGCCGCAAACTGATTTTTTAGATGCTCCGCCTATTAATAGACCGACTAGAGCATGGATTCAATTTTTTTTAAATATGATGAATGGCACTTCTTCTCCTACGGCAACAACTGGTTCTGCTACTTTGCCAGCCAATCCAGTAGGATTTATGAATGTAACTATTGATGGTAAACCCTATAAAGTGCCTTATTACAATCCATGATTACTTATAAAGTAGATGATTGGATTGAAAATTTGCCTCAGTTTAAAGGGCTTGCTGTAGACCATTATGACGAGATAGAAACTTTAAAAGAGTTTCCGTTAGATTTAGATTTTGATACATACGAAGCAATTTATAACAGTAAAAAGCTGGTTTTTATAACGGCTAAAGATGGTGATGAATTAATTGGCTATATAGTGTTTTTCGTTATGCCACATATTCATTCTAAGAATTGTTTGACGGCTCATGAAGATATTTACTTTATGAAGCCTGAATACAGAAAAGGTTTTAACGGAATTAACATGTTTAAATTTGCACAAAATTATTTAGAGTCTATTGGCGTAGATTTAATTTTGTATTCTACAAAAGTTAAATTTGACAATACCAGTCTTTTTAACTATTTAGGTTGCAAACCAATAGATAAAATATTTACTAAATTGTTGCAAAAACAGATAATAGAGCATTAGGAGAATATATGAGTTCGATTGTTTCCAGCGTAGGCAATATCATTGGTTTAGACCAAGGAAATAGGCAACAGCAAACTGGTTATTCCAATGCCAATGGAATTATTAACCAGCAATATGACAAGGGTGCTGAAGCCTTAAAAAGCGGCTACGGACAGGGCATACAAAACCTTAATACAGGTTACGGAAATGCCGCCAATAGCTTAACGCAAGGTCTACAGCTCGGCAGTGACCCTATAAATCAATATTACGGTCAAGCGGCTAATAATTACCAGCCTTATACCAATGCTGGCGGTGCGGCGGCTAATCAATTAAGCAATTTAATTGGTAGCGGATATGGTTCGCATCAATTTAATACGCAAGATTTGTACAACGGTTTATCTCCTAATTATGAATTTCAGCTTAAACAAGGTCAAGGCAATGCGGCGGCTATGGCTAATGCTGGCGGCGGCTTGCTTGGCGGCAATGCTTTGCAAGGTTTGAACGAATTTACGCAAAATTTTGCAGGAAACGCTTATCAAAACGCATTTAACAATTATCAAACCCAAAGAAACAATATATTTAGCAATAACCAAAATGCCGCAAATATGGGTTTAAATGCTACAAACAATTTAGCAAATGTTTTAACTGGTCAAGGAAACAGATTGTCAGATTTAGGTTCTGCTTATGGCTCTGCTAATGCTGGTTTAAATGTAAACCAAGGCGCAAATCTAGCTGGTCTTAATGTCGGTCAAGGTCAAAACCTTGCTAATCTTTATACTGGTCAGGGCAGAATTTTGGCTGGCAATAATATCGATGCTGGAAAACTTGCGGCAGAAAACACCATGGCGCAATATAACCAAGGTGGAAAAGCGATTGCGAGTGCTTCAGGAGATGCTACCAATTTGGGTGGCGCATTGTCTAATATCGGCAAATTATTTAGCTTAGGATAAAAAATGGCTCTTACTTTTAATCCTGTAAATGTTAATGTTCCAGCTCCGAGTTCGTTCTCAGAAGGCATAAATCCTAGAAATACTGGAAACATGCTTTCCACTTTGGGCAATTTAACAACTATAGATACACAGCAACAGGCTTTAAAAAAAGCAGAAGCGACTTATCAGGCAGATGTAGAAAGGTCTAAAGCAGAATCACAAACTGCTGTAACAGGCTCAAAAAGTGCTAATTTAAAGTTTGGTAAAGAACAAGCTAATTCTATGTATGAAGTGCTTGCGCCTTATGCTTCGGATAAAAGAGTAATTAATGCTGAAACATTGGGTGACAATGCCACAGAAGAACAAAGAACATCTGTGCTTAATGGTTTGCATGACATTTCCGATGAAGTAGATAAAAATTTAGAAGCAAAAGGATGGTCAAAACCTGATAGAAGGCGTTATATACATGAATTAGACGCTACTATTTTAAAAGACCCAAGACAAGTCCCTGATTTGTTAAAACGAGTAACGCAAACATTGGCTGGCGTATCTAATATTGCACAGCAAAATCAACCAAGCGTTCAAACTATTAATGGTCAAACTACCACTATTGTTCCGTCTAGAGGTGTAGTGCCATTACAAGGCACACAGCCTGCAAATGCTCCTGTTCAAAATGCGCCTACTTCTAATGCTCCTGCTGGCGGAGTAACAGAAAGCGCAATGAATATGCCACAACTGCAATATCCAGTTCGTAAAGCTGGAGAAGCATACGCACAATTACCTAATGAGCCGAAAGATTTAGAAGATGGCAGAATGTATCGTGGTAATTTAATTGCCGCACAAACAGATTTACCTACAATGCGTAGGAATGTCGATGAAGTTATTAAAGAAGCCAAACTTTTAGAACAGTCTGAATGGAATAAAGGCGCAGGATTTTGGGGTAAAGCTGGCAGAGAATTTAGCACTTTTATGGGTACAGAAGAAGGTATTCGCTACAAACAATTAAGCAAAGATTTAGCAAATGCTCAATTAACTGCTATTAAAGCTAGTGGCGGCAGTTTAAATACCGATGCTGGCAAACAATTAGCGGCTATGGCTAATGGTGATGTTACTTATCCGCCTAAAGTATTGCAGAGCATTGCTCGCAGAACACAAGCCGATATGACAAATCTTGATATGCAAGCAACAGCCGCACAAAAGTTTACAGAATTGTATGGCGACCAAAATATGAATACATTTAAACAGCTATGGTCTAAAAACGCCGATAGCAAAATGTTTGAATTAAAAAACATATATGACAATCCTGATATGTCCGAAAAAGAAAAAGAGGCGGCTCGTAAAGAATTATTAGGTTCCAATGAAAAAACCTTGCAGGAATATGCAAGGAAATGGAAAAATATTCAAAAACTTGAAAGAACTGGAAGTCTCTGATGGACGATTTCGCTAGTTTTATTACAGGCGGTTCTGCTCCTAGCAAAAAGCCGCAATATTCTTTACCTGATGTGCAGAATATGATTTATGGTCAGGAAAGTGACTTTGGTAAAGCAAAAACAAAAGACCCAAATTATGCTGGTGCTGTTGGTCCATATCAAATAGTTCCTAAAACTTTTGAGGGCGCAAAAAAACTCGGTTTAATTCCTGCGGATTACGACATTAATAATCCTAAACATAACGAAGAAGCAGGAAAAGCATTAATTGCTGATTCTTATAAGCGTTATGGCGGAGATGCTGATAAGGTTATGGCGGAGTATTACGCTGGACCTGATGTAATCAAAAATGGCGAAATACAAACGCATTGGAAAGATTTAAAAAACGCAAAAGCCCCAACTGTCGGTCAATATATTGAACAAGCCAAAACTCGTTTTAACGGCATGGGTGATGATTTTAGTAGGTTTATTATGGGCGGCGCATCTAATAAAAAAGATGAATCTGCTGAAACCCCTACAGAAACAAAACAAGACAATAGAACATCTATCGCTCAAATGGGCGATATGTCTAAAAAATTGGGTAAAGAGTTTATTAAACCTTTATCTGAAATTTCTTCCGAAGATTGGAAAGAAAAGAGTTTATTAGCTCCTGCTATTGAATACACAGCTTCAAGTTTAGGGATTCCAGGGTTTACGGATGCTGATAAAAAAGCGGCACAAGAAAAACTGGTTAAAAAAGGCAAAGGATTCGTAGAGGGTGTTACTAAATTAGTAACAGAGCCAGTTAATACAATTTCAGATATCGCCAAAGGTATTTACGAAAACCCTGCCAAGTTTGCTGGCGAAACAGTTAAAAGCATTATTTATGACCCTGAGCAACTTGTTGCAGTGCCAGGTGCTGGAAAAGCTATAGAAAAAGTTGCAGAAGGCGGCTCTAAAGCAAAAGCTATTCTTGCTGAAAAGTTTAACCAAGCATTTCCAAAAATGGAACAGGCTACTCCTCCTGTAGTTATGCCAGCAGAAGCTACATTAGCTGGTGTTGGTGCGGCTAGAGCAGAATTAAACCCATACCCTAAACTTACTGGCGAAGAAGTTGCTAGAGGTGAAATGCCGCAAATGAAGTTCGACAAAATGGCTGGTGATGTTGCGCCCAATGAACAGGCTATTAGAGCGCAAATTATTAACGAGATTAATCAAGGCGGCAGACCGAGAACTGGTTTAATTACTGGTAATGAAAACACTATTCGTAACGAATACGCATTAGCAAATGCCGCCGAAAGAACTCCAAAAGGCGATATATTAAAGCAGGAAATTGCTAATGAGCAACAAGCTCTGCCTAGATATGCGGAAAATATTGTTAGAAAAACAGGCGCAGACCAAAACCTTTTAGATAATGAATCAAGGGCATATCGAATTAGGAATGCTTTAGATTCAGAAGAAGGATTGTACAAAGATATCGAAACTGCTAAAGGCGATATATATAAAGAGGCTTTTGCTAAAGTCGGCAACAATCCTGTAGAGGCTTCCAATATTGAAAAATTGTTAGATAGCAAACAATTTCAAGCCGAATTAAAACTTAAAAAATTGCCTGACTTTACTGGCGGAGCAAAAGAACTATTAGAACTCCATAAAACTGAAGGATTTACAGGCACTTTGCCGAAAAGTATCGCTGGTTTAGAAAAATTGCGCCAATCTTTAAACGCAAGCTGGACTCCTGAAAATTCTTTCGCCATTAGAAAAGCCACTAAAGCTATTGATGATGACATAGCCGCCGCAGGCGGAGCAGATACTTTAGTAAAAGCAAGAGCTTTGCACAAAGCAGAAAAAGACTTGTTTGGCTCTAAAGGTATTAAAGATTTATTAACAGAAACCGATGTAAATGGCATACAAACTGGCATACCCAATGAAAAGTTAATACAAAAACTTAACATAATGCCGAATGACCAATGGAAGCATATTTACGATACTTTAGGCAAAGCCGCAAGAGGCGAATCTATTGGCGTAAAAATTAGCCCTGAAGTGCAAGAGGCGGCGAAAGCGGCGCAGGCTGAAATGAAAGGCGCATTAGCTAGAGAAATTTATGAAGCTGGTGCAACTAAAGCTGGCGAATGGAATGCCAATTCTGTTAATAAAATTGCCAATGCTCGTATGGCTAAAATTAAACATTCATTTAGCCCTGACGAAATTAAAGATATTTATACTCTAAATTATGGCGGCTATTTAATGCCAGCGAAAAGCCCTTATGAGGGTGCTGGTATGCAAACGCAAAGGGTTAATAAATTAACAGATAGATTGCCTATTGTTGGTAGAGCCGCAGGCGCATTAACAGGCATTCCAGGAGCTGAAACTGCTGGTGGTTATGTAGGCGGCAAAGGAAGCTCGTTTTTCCAAGGCCGAAGCCAAAAGAAAGAAGCAAAAGCATTAGAAACTGAACTTGAAAAAAATAAACAATTAGGCACAAAACTTAAAGATATAGGAAAAGAATAATGACAGTCTTACTATCGCCTATCGGCAATTCAATGACACCTTTTATCGGTGCGGACACTTTGCCTTTGGCTGGTGGACTTTTATACACTTATCAGGCTGGCACAACTACTCCGTTAGCAACTTATACAAGCAATTTAGGAACTATAGCCTGTCCTAATCCTATTGTTTTAGGAGTAAACGGCATTGCGCCTACAGAGATTTGGCTTAATAGCAATTATTCCTATAAATTTGTATTAGCTACTGCGGCGAATGTAACGCTTTATACATACGACAATATTGCTGGCATACCATCCTCTGCAAGTTTAGTGAATGTCCCAAGTGGCGCAATTTTGGTATGGTCAGGAGCTGTTTCTGCTGTTCCTGCTGGATATGTATTATGTAATGGCGTAAACGGCACTCCTAATTTGCAAGATAGCTTCGTTGTGGGCGCAGGAAACACATTCTCAGTAAATGCCACAGGCGGATTTACATCATCATCGACTATGTCAAGTGCAGGAACTAATACACCTTTGTATTATTCTTTAGCTTACATAATGAAAACTTGATGGAGCAGAATATGTCCTTTGAGCTTGACCCTGTTAAATACGGTGTTCTGTGGAATACCGTAGAAAATAACGAAAAAAAATTAGAAGAAATGAACAAAAAAATGGACAAAATGGAAGGCAAAATTGAAGAGTTGCTTGCTATGGCTGAAAGGTCTAAGGGTTCATTGTGGGCATTAATGGGAGTTGCTTCCGTAGTCGGCGGAATTATTAGCTTTTTGACAGACATTATTTTTATAAAAAAATGAAACGGATGCGCCAATCAAAAACAATGTGGTTTTCTATCTCATTGGTAATTTTTGGTGCTTTATTTGATAACTTCTCTTATTTGCAAAACATAATTGACCAAAGATATTACGGCGTTATTTTTATTTTTATTGGTATGGTGGTTGCTATTTTGCGCTATATAACTTCGGAGCCTGTTAAATGAGTTACATTCTTTATCCTTTTTTGGTTGTTATTAATTTAATTGGAACTGTTCTTACTTTTCCATTGGCTTTTATTTTGGCTTTATTAAAGTCCGACCAAGAAGGTTGGTTAGATAACGGAACAAAATGGGGTAATGGACCAAGATTGTTTAAATGGCTGTCATGGTTTCAAACGCCTGATAACAGTTTAGACGGCGACCATGGCTTTCAAGAAAAGCACAATCCTTGCTGGTGGTCTAAGGTTCAATGGCTATGGCGCAATCCTTTTTATGGCTTTGCCGTTAAATATTTGCATGGTTCAAGCGGCATAAGTTATTTGGGCGATTTACATTGCGATGAATCCCATCCTGGTTATTTATATGTTTACGGTCAAGGGCTGTTTCAATTCGTACTGTTTAAGCCAATGTTCGGCAAAACTTTGTATTTAAATTTAGGCTGGAATATTCGTGCATTGGTAGACCCACAATATATCAATGACCCAAATAATGCGGCTTTTATTGCAGATTATCCTGCTACTTTTGCGTTTAGCCCAAGGCTGGTGTAATGTTCGGAGTAAACATCTATGCCATTATTGCTTTGGTTGCTGTTGCCTTATTTTGCGGTGGGTTTGTTAATGGTTGCTCCTATCAGCAAAACAAAGCCGAAAAAACCATTCGAGATAAAGAACATCAATACCAAGCCGATGCGGACAAAATAAGGACAGACAAAGATGCTCAAATCAAAGTTATTAATAATCAGCTTGTTGATGCCATTAGTGGGTTGCGTAGCCGTTCCAGTAGTGCCACAAAAACCGTTAATGGACAAGATTGCAACGGACAAGCCCTTTCTGCCCCCGATGCAGAATTTCTTATCAGGGAAGCCGCAAGAGCAGACGAAATAAGAATAGCTTTAAAAGCGTGCTATGAACAATACGAATCAATCAAATAATTATCATTGGGTCTTAGGCTGTGCAGGAAGTAGTCCGAAATGAATAAAAATAATGTAGCTTTGTGGGTTACTTTAATTGCTACTATTACTTTAGCAATCATTCTTTTGTCTATGGTAAGCGTATTGCTTAAAGGTCTATTTATAAACGAAATAGATAATACGGAAATATTTAAGGCTGTTACTCCTGCTTTTCAGATGATAGTCGGTGCTTTCGTAGGATTAGTGGCTGGTATTAAATTAGGGCAATCAGAAGATGACAAATGAGCAATTACAGGCTTTGGGAATAGAGCCGAAATGGCTTAAACCGTTAAACGATACATTCGACAAATACCAAATAAATACCCCAACAAGACAAGCGGCTTTTATTGGGCAATGCGGTCATGAATCGAATAACTTTAAAACGCTAGAAGAAAATTTACACTACAGCGCAGGCTCTCTTATGCGTGTATGGCCTTCTCGTTTTCCTGATACGGCTACAGCAGAAAAATATGCAAATAATCCTGAATTAATTGCTAATAAAGTTTATGGCGGCAGAACCGATTTAGGCAATACGCAGGATGGCGATGGGTGGAAATTTCACGGCAGAGGGGTCGTACAGCTTACTGGGCGTGCTAATGTAACCAACTGCGGAGAAGCTCTAGGGCAACCATTTGCCGAGCGTCCTGAGCTTCTTTTACAGCCTGAATGGGCTTGTATGTCTGCTGGCTGGTTTTGGAATAAAAAGGGGTTAAATGCCCTCGCTGATTCTGAAGATTGGTCTACCATGACGAAACGGATTAACGATGGTACATTAGGGTTAGACGATAGAATTAACAGAATACATAAAGCTATGGATATTTTAGGAGCATAAAATGGCAGATAAATTTTTCAAAGAAACAAAAGCGCATGAAAAGCGTGAAGAAACGCAAGTAATCAATTTGCGTAATGCTGTATATAAATTTGGAAAAGAATTAAAAAAGCATGAGAAAGAGCCTATGAATAAGGCTCATCCCAAGTCTAAATAAGCTGAATTACTGGTTTTTTGTTTTCTTGATTTTCTAAAGCGGCTTGCCAGCCCTGAGTCCACAAATTTAATGCTGTGGAATTTTCATAAAAAAAATCAGGATACAAGGAAAAGAAAACCTCCTCACAAGCATCTGAGGGAACTTTAACATTTCCAGCGAAAGGTATATTTTCTTCTGTCATTTAATCCTCGCTACTTTCGCTTTTTTCAAAACAGCTTCGTATTGCTCTTTAGCGTAATCATCTAATTGCCGCAAGGGCAAATTTTGATAATATCGCCATTTATCTCTGTATCCCTGTATTTCTGAAGGCGGAATCCAGCCAGCCATTTTCCATCGGAGCGTTATATCTGTCCCTGCTTTAGTCCAAATATGTTCATTAATTGTAGACATTCGTAATCTCGCTTTCTTTTATAAAAAGGTCGGTTAATTTAAATGCTCTTTCTACAGCTTGTGCATCCCAATCTTTCTGAGTTACATCAAATTTCCAATCATTAGAAATCATTAGCCGTAAAAGCTGAAACGCCATTTGTTCCCTAGTCATTTTTAGAATAAGTCCTTTGAATTAAATCCCATTTGGTTGTGCAAATAACTTCCACAGGAATATCTGTACTGGTTGCGGCGTTACCAATCCTGCGTTTGCCGTAAATAATAATGGGTTGCATACTGCCAGCAATACATTCCTTGCTGGCTTGTATGACTTCTTGCCTAGATAAAGCCTGAATATTTGGGTCTAATATTAATGTTTGGGCTGGTGCATCCGTATTGTATTTCACGCCTCCAACGCTAGTACAAGCACCTAAAACCAAAGCCGACATTACTCCGATTATTTTTTTCATCACTTACTCCTTAAAAATTAAAATTTAACGGCAAATTGTTACCCATTGGCATCCGCCGCCGCCACAAACATATTGTTGCCAGCATTGAGCTTGTTGAGCATAAGCAAAGCCGATTACAAAAAAGACTGCTGTTGATACAAGTAATTTTTTAAACATGGTAATTCTCCTTAAAATGGAATATCTTCATCGATTTTTTCTAAACTTGCGCTTCCTGACTTGCCTTCGGGTTTATCTTCAGGCACATTAAGATAACACCACAATGTTCCTTCTTTTAAACCCAATAATGGAATCATTTCTAATTTCATCATTAAATCGCCTTTTTTGGTTTCGGTGACGATGCCGATAGTGTTATAGCGTTTCTTGGTTGCACCTGATTGGTCTGTATATTCCGAAATTGCCGCTTTTACATAGTATTTAATTGCCATTTGTATTGCCTTTCATCAAAAGAACTTCTACTGCCACTTCATTTAAAAAGATTATGACTTCGTTTTCCATGTCGGAAATAAAATCATTGCTTCGCATTACACGCTTAACGAATAATTTGCTACGGTCAGGCATACGAGGGTCAAAAGAAACGAAATCGCACCATTCTCTGTTCGTACAAGCCATTTGCGCTTGCATTTGAATGTAATATTTCATCGGCGGCTCGCCAGCTTTTATATAAGACCAATGCGTTGCGCTGTTGGGGCATTTAATTTCTACAAGACCGTTGTTATCAATTAAACCGTCAGGACTAGCTCCGAACCATTTAATAGTAGGATGGTCTACAAACGCTATTTGGTCTACAAAATTGCCTGAAAATACTTCATAAGCCACTCTAGCTTGCGCTTCGTTATCTATGCCCCATTGCATCGCTTCGTTAGTAAAACCTTCTTCCACGACTCCAGTAACCCTTTGCAGGGCTAATTTAATAAGGTAATTGCCTCTTGATGCGGAAACGCCGCTTTTAGTTTTAGCTAGAACATCAGCTACGCCGCTTGCGGTTACTTTGCCGAGCCTTATCTTCAGCCATTCTTCAGAGCCTTGTACAACTCCTTCAAAAGCCGCTATGCGGTCTTCAGTTGTAAATGTAGTCATTTCTCTTGTGCCTTTCTTAGTATTGCTCTAGCAAAATCCAAAACATCATATTCACAAGCAAGGTAATAACCTAAATTGGGTTGATATTTGGCTTCAATTAGTATTTCCTCATCTGTTAGTGTCTTTAACTGTGGCGAGCAAGTATGAATAGAATCTCCTGTAACCCTTTTTCCACAATCTAAACACGCAGTCCACGCTAATGGTTTTGCTGGATGGGTGTAGAGTGGAAATATTTTGTAATTATTCCCAAATTGTTTCCAATGTTCTACTTCTTCTTCGGCTTCCTTTAAAACTTGAGTAACATTCATAAAATCATCAGGACAAGTGCCAACTACCCACGCTACTGGTTCATTGTTCATTTGCGAGCCTCTTTTTCTTTTCTAAGTATGGAATCGAACATTTGTTTAAGCTCCCAATTCTGCTTTTTTGGCATCTTTGGCGGCTGATATGGACTCGACTGCTGATTTATCTTTTGAGAGGGTTTTATAGGCGTTACCATAAATTTCCTTTAAATGTAATAAAGATTCGCATTGATTAATAGCTTCTAACCATTTATTTAATTCTTCGGTTAAATCTACAGGCTCTTCTTCAGGCAAATCCTCGCCAGCGTAAATGTATAGACCGATGCCGAATAAGCTGATAGTCTTAACTAAACAGCGCATCATTGCTGTATTTACATCCATTGCGTTTGGATTAGGGATAGCCTTGTTCGTATTATTTAGAACAGGCATTTGGCAAGTCATAGATTTGCCCATAGCTGTAACTGTGCAAAAAACCATTACTGATTCGTTAAAATAAACAGGGTCGCCAAATGTCCAAGTTGCGGAAGGGTCATTCTGTAACAGCGTATCTACAGCCCATGTCCAAGAAAGATAGGTAAATTTGCCCTTTTTTTCGGTATGCTCGTTTACATTAATAAGTCTTAATTCGTTAAATGTTTTCATCACTTTTCCTTAATATTCAAGGTTTGCGCTATTCATCATGTCGCATTGGTTATTAATAAGCTGGCGAACCAACCCATCAATCATGCACTTTGCATGGTATTTATTAAATTCGCTAGAATCTAAAAAATGCTTTAAAACAACCAAAGAGCTAAATATTTCGTCAATTTGGTCGTACATTTCATAGCACGCTATTTCAGCGTGGCTTAATTTAGCGACTGCGAGGTTTTCTTCTTTTACGGTCATTTAAAACTCACTTTCTGCGGCTTCTTTAGCGAAACGCTCCATGTAGTCGTAAGCCATCATCATGATTTTGCGACCAATTAGTTCGTAATTACCACTATCAATGCAGTCCTGTAAAGCGGCGGCTGTATCGGTGTCAAGCTCACCTAATGCTTCGGCAACACGACCAGCAGTATTAGGGTCGTAATCAGCGCCTTTTTTCATAAGCTCATAAGTGCGCTCATCAATTTCGTCAGAGCGGTCATCGTAATCTTCAGGCTCGTAATACGCATCGTGTCTAGACATACCCATAATTAAAATCCTCCTAATAAACCATAAGCAAACATTGAACCAAGAACAGCGCCAAGTAAACAAGCGTAAATAAAGTCTTTCATGCTGTAACCTTTTTAAAAATAGATACAGCTAAATCGATGGCTTTGTCACGAGTAGGCGCAAAATCAAATACTTCGCCTTTTTGGGCTACAACCCAAGTGCCAGTTTTGCGTTTTTGAACATAATAGGTATCTAGCTCGTTAGAGCCTAGAACTACACGGAAGGTAGATTTATTTAACATTACAACTTGCATTTTCAATTCCTTTCATCACTTTTTAAAAAGCCTCCGAAGAGGCGCACCAATTAAATATATTCTATACGATAATATTTAGGATTTTTTCTAGCAAGAATAAAATACGCTTGCTTAATTGTTACAGGCACACTCCAGTTGCGCCATTCGTTTTTGTAGTCATCAAACTGCATTACTACACATTCTTTTTTGCCTTGCCCTTTAGATTTCATTTTAATTCCTTTCATCAATTTAACAGCATAAGAGAACTATAAAGAGTCTTTTTATATAAGTAAAGCATATTTTTAAAATAAATTAAAAAATTATTTAAAAAGAAGCAGGAATTACCCTGCCTCCTTTAAAATCAGCGACTTATGCTAAAAGTAGCTCTACAGCCCTATTTTTTACCTTATTTCCCTCGCCAAACCAGGTGGAATTAAGTTTGCTATCCTGAGTGCGCCCAGTAGCATGATGGTCGTAATACTCGGTTACAGCGTTTAACATACCCCATTTAGTATGTTCGGCAAGCTCGAAACCTTTAGATTCGCTTTCATACAGACTTAAAATCTTTTTATAGGGTTTAGTTTCGGGTACGAGTTGAAAATCTTGTTCAGGCTGTTTTAAGAGCTGTAACAAAAATGTTTTCGCTTTAGCCATGTTTAATTGTTGTTTTTGCAACAATTTAGCCATTTCCATAAACGAGCCGAAAGCCGCCACAGAATTCGCCAATTTAGCTTTAACAGCTTCATGGTCAAACTTTTGTAAATGGCTAAAAGAAACCATATTTGCATTGTTATTTACCGACATAGACAAAGTATTGTTACAAACTACACGAACAGTCGTAAAACGAGCAGTCGTGGCTATAGATTTGTCGCAGGAAGTAGAAAGCAACAAAAAGCCGCCTACACCGTCATCTTTAGAAACTTCGCCAAAATTACCTGTTTCTGCCAAAGCCCACATACGCTTGCCGCCAAACAATGTACCAGCTGTATGCAATTTAAAACCGTTTTCTTCTACTAACGATTTAAAGAAATGCAAAACTTCTACAGGCTGTACAGCTTTGTAACGGTTAGAAACTACAGATAACGGAGCATTTGTATCGGAGCGATACAAAACATTTTTACCAGTAAACAATTCAACTGAATCGTTATTGGTGTTTTGGGCGTTAAACAATACAGGGCTAGACTGTATTGACCAATTCATGCCAGCCGCAACTTGCCATTCGTCAAAAGAAGCATCTTGGTTTAATTCTTGACCAAGACCATGCCAAGGTGTTTCGCCTACAAAAGCCATTTCAGCTTTACCATTTGTCATTGTTAATTCGTGAGCCATTTTTAATTCCCTTCATCAATATAAAAGATGCCCACCGAAGTGGGCGGTTTTGTTAAACTTCAAATAATTCTTTACGAGCCGCAATAGCTTTGCCAGCCATTTTGTAAAATTCTTCAAAAGTGTATTTTGGCTCATGGTAATCAATAGAACCTTCATACTCTAATTGCGATTTTTCGAAATCTGACAACCATTCGTCATGCTCAATATGAATGCGAATTACATCAACTTCAACATAATCATTGCATTCTGTAAAAGCATCGATAGCTAAATGGCGCAAAGTTTCAAACGGAATAGTACAAGGAATGCCAGTTACTTTAATAGAACTGCCGCCTTTGTTTTTCCAGTACTGAGGGCACTCTCCTTCGCCGTCCCAATCATGAGCACCGTAGTTTTCTTTGTATTGAGTATCAATAACCCACATATTAGTTTCTTTAACAATCATCATAATTCCCTTCATCAATTAATTTAAAAGTACAGCTAAGAAAGACTTTAAAGACCTAATTTGTAAAAGTAAAGCATTTTTTAAAAATATTTTTAAATATTTATTTACTTTATCGTAAAATTACGGCTAAACTATCGTGGAATCGTAAAAAAGGAGGTTTTATGGGTATTTTTGACTTAATCAGGCTAGAGTTCGGCTCTTTAAAGGGCTTTGCAAGGGCTTTGGGCGTTACTTCTACCAGCGTTTATAGGTGGCAAAAAGAGGGCTTTCCACTCGGTAAATTAAAGAAAATAGAGGAAATTACAGAAGGTAAACTAACTAGGCAAATGCTTAGACCCGACCTTTTTAAAGGGGAATAAATGCACTATTATCAGCACAACATAGCGGATTACAGGAAAGATACTTCCCATCTGAGTTTGTTGGAACACGGCATTTATCGCCAGTTATTAGACAGCTATTATCTTGATGAAAAGCCGCTTTCTAATGACCTTGCAAAACTTATGCGGTCGCATAGCGTTCGGAGTGCGGAAGAAATAGATGCGCTTAAAAATGTGCTTTCTGACTTCTTTGAATTGACTGAAGATGGTTATATTCATAAGCGTTGTGAGGACACAATCCTTAAATATCATGGCAAGTCAGATAAGGCTAGAGCCTCGGCTATGGCTCGTTGGGGCGATAAAAAGAAGGGTAAAGATGCGTTCGCATTAGAAGCGCATAGCGAAGGTATTGCTAACCATAAACCAATAACCAATAACCATAAACCAATAAAA